TGTGTGTATGGGTCTTTAGATTGGTAATGCTTACTACGCATCTGCCCTATACCGTAATGACTACCATTAACAGCTAAGTAGTTGTACTTACTCTCTAACATTATGATTGTATCCATACATATAAACTCATTAAATGTAACTACTCTGCTATGAAGATATAACCGTAATTGATCTACAGAATAGCCATTGCTGTAAGCAGGCATAGGTATGGCCATTAGTAAGAGCAGTAGTAGAACAAGCGATAAAGAACGATTCGATTTACATCGAGCTATTAAAGGTAATGAGTGAGTCTCTCTATTAGGAGTTAAATCCTCCCGCGCTTGTGAGTGTCCACGATACACCCCCCTGTCAAGATTAGTGAGATTTATACGTAATCTTGGGCGTGTCATAATGGCCTTACATAGTCGGCTGGTGCATGAGCATCGCAGCTATATCCCATTGGATCTACAAAGATGAACCACTCAACGGTTGCTTTACAACCGCTCATGTAACACTTCATTGGCCGCCCCAACCCGTACCCTTAAAGCTAATACCTGGTATTCCGTAAACCTGCCTCATGGCATAATTACAGCAATAGGGTGCATTATCTTCATGGATAGAGCGCTCAACAGTAAAGCGCACATTGCACGCCATACATTGATACTCATATCTAGGCATTAGTCGCAGTCCATACCAATATCGACCATGAGACATACAGACATAAAGCTGCACACAACGCATTGCAAGACCTTTACATTGCTTGGCAGGTTATCGCTGACTATGCGCTCTAATTGATCTGTTACCTTGCCACAATGACGGCAGCTATAACTAATCTTGTCCATAGCTAGATTTCTTCAGGTAGCGCATTTCGAATAGGTAGGGCTGTGGCACCCAATAGCTATCTTGGCGTGGGTGTTTGTACTTAGGCACAAGGGCCATAACCGCAGGCATCCAACCAACCAAGCGATATACAGGTGACTTACCCACAACTAATACACAGACATCGTTAGGCCTTGTGGATTGATTAGCTTGAAGGATTAACGCTCCATTGGCATAGCGAGTGTGTTTTACCTCAACCCGTGTGCCGACATCGGCCTCAGACTTAAAAGTATTAACAGAAGGGTTAAAGCCTGTGATGCCAAACCACTCAGCTACAGCTATCTCTGCTCCTGCGCTTTCTGCATGCTGTGTAATCATGTCGTGATAGTTCAGATTCTGACCATAAAGCCGAAAATAAGAATCATCCATAACCCTGGCACGGTCTAAAGCTGCCTGGTGTGCGCTTATTTCCTGAGATCTATCCAGGATTACCTCATCTAGCCGCGACATTGTGAACATAGCCATATAACCGCCTCGCCGCTCATGTCTTTTAGTGTGAAGCCGCCCAAAGCGGGTTTATCTACCTCGCAACAATCGCAAAACTTGTCAGCTAGTGAGGTGATAGTGCCGTCATCGTGAATAGTCTGAGTAATACCGCTGCCTATTTTGCTAAAGCTGATTTCTCCCATTACAACCACACAGGCTTGCATTGGTCATCGCGGTTTTTGCTATGGCATACATAGCCCTGGTAAGGCTTACCTGTTTTGCCTACGCCCTTTTTCTCCTCCATGTAGCCATGCTTGCAATGAGGCCCTTGTGGGGGAGTCATCTCCTCTTTAACCAGGGTTAAAACGCTGCCTATATGCTCGGTACCAGTTTCAATTTCGGTCTGCTTAACTGTAAGAGTGGCCCAAAGATCTGTTTCATCTTTACTGGGTGTGGCTTCATATTCCACACGCGCCATATCTTCACGGCTGGGGCGCGTAGTGCTAGGGGATAGGAGTTTAATAGCTCTAGCTATGCAGCTTGTAACCGTATCTTCAACAAACCACTTTTTCATATTGGCTGGATACGTCGCTACATTGCCATAAGCAAAATCTACGGCACTCGGTACTGTGTCTTCATACTCACGATATATCTCAGCTCTGACCAATATCCAACCAGCTGCTAAATCTGAATCCTGGACATGGGTGACTATTCGCCCTGTAACATTTTCCTTGCGAAAGCGGATAATGGTGTCATTGGCAGTTTCGTAGTTTTCTAAAAAGTTGCTCATTGTGACACCGACTTAGATCCGCGGCGATAGCCAATAACTCGGCCTTCTTTGTAACCGTCTCTGTGACCTAGTGAGTAACCAGCCAAGAGTGCTGGCACTACTATCAATAAAATCAAGATTAAAACTGGTATTTCGAACATCTGTAATAGCCCCTTAGTGTTAAGGTCAGACAAAGGGCAAAAGAAAGACTGAATAGGGTTATGTAAAGCTAGTAGTAGGGTTTTAAGCCTATTTTAACTTTACATAATGTAACGAGTCGGTTTATCAAAACCGACACGAATCCTATTAAGTTTTCCGTTAGATGCCCTTAGCCTAACGGTGTGTAGTACATCCCAAATTGTAGGGGAACCCCCTGACGATTTACTAGATGCGACACGCCAAAGGCTCAATAGAAAGGGTAAGTCATGGGTGCCCCACGCATGCAACCAAGTGGCCGTATAGATGTAACAAGCCATAACAAAATGGAAGGCCGCCTTAGCTGCTACGGCTATGGTGAAGATGAAAGAGCTATAAACCCTGGTGATCTGTTGATAATAGGCACCCAATGGATGCGTGAAAACTCAAAGCTACTAGAGACTGAGTTTGTACTCTCACTTAGAGGTAGAGACATGGCCTATTTCCTCGCCCATGCAAAACACGCACAGGATTTGTGGGCTGATAACAAGCATTGGCTAACCGCCCCCATGTCTAACCCAGGGGACACCAGGCCTATTAGTGTCCAGCGCTCAGAGTCCCAGCAAGATGCAATACGCAGCTTTTATGAGCGCTCTAAAAGTATTTGAAGGATACGGTCCACCTGTAGCTCTATACGATCTACGCGACCCCTCAGGTTATGGCCCCCGTTGTTATCGGGCCTTAGCTCTGCCAGGTAATACTTAACAAGATGCCTAACAAGCCCAGCCATAAAAGTAGCAAGCGTTGCTATCCCCAAAGCTAACGCTAAATATGACTGGGCCTGAGTCATTACTTTTTACCTACGCCGTACTGTGTCTCTTTAGGGTCAATACCCTTTAGCACAGGTGCAATGAGTGCAGCTATAAAACAGTTAGCTAATACTTTAGGGTCAGTAATGCCTGATAGATATAGCGCACCTGCACAGCTAATAGCAGCGCGGATGTATGAAAGGCCAGCGGCCTTTAGTTGCTCGTTCATGGTGTCTCCTTAACTATCTCAGGGGTTTTATAGACTGGCCTTCCATAGCCAACTACTCCTGAGTGATTACCTAAAGCCCTTGTTTTAAGCATGACTTGGCCACCGTTGCGCTCTTTGCCACCTGGTGAGGTGTTGCCCTCAACCGTAACTATGGCTTTATCTGAGCATCGGATCACTAGGCCAATATGGTTAATAATTGTTTTGTCATCATCTATAAAATCAAAGAAAACAAAGTCACCTACCTTTGGTGTATCAAAGAAGTGGTTAGATGACTTAAAGCGCTCAGCCCCGTCTTTGGTAGATACGCAGTCAGGCACCTTAACCCCTGACTCATGGGCTACCCACATAAGAAAGCTGCCACACCAGGGCAAAAAGTTGCGCTTAGTAAAGGCCCCGTACTTAGTCTCATTGGACTTAGGGCCTTCAACCGTGCCTACCTCAGCTAACGCCACCTCTATCATGCGAGCATGAGTACCTTGTGCGTATTTAGACATTATCGAAATCTACCTTTGGCATTATCCATTGGCACGTTTGCTCATCAAAACCCGTTGCATTGTCAGGTTTTGGTGCTATAAAAGCATCTCTTTTTGAGTCATAAGTAAATCCAATACCAGCAAAATTATAACGGATATTATTATTATAGCTAGTACGCTTACAGGTTTGGCCCCTAAAATTGCCGTACCACGTTTCAGGATCTAAACCCTCAATAGTTTCTGTTTCATCAATACCGGTGATAACTTCGGTAACAATGTTATTATCGTCTAAAAATGCGTAATGTGCCATTATACCCAACTCACATTTCCCGTGCCAGCAGTAATTGTTGAAATCTTGAAACCGCCAGATGCTGCAGCTGTTGAACCTGTCAGACCAGCACCGATTGTTATTGTTCTACTGTCTGGATATTTCAAAATTACAATACCTGATCCACCGTTAGCACCAACTGCTGAACCGCCTGTGTATCCAACGCCGCCGCCACCACCGCCAGTATTAGCAGTACCAGCAGTAGCATTAGCATTTACATTATTACCACCAGCGCCGCCACCACCTGCACCGCCAGAACCTCCAGGACTAGTATTTTGCGCACCGCCGCCACCGCCGCCTGCATAAGTAACTCCATTGGCTGCTGAAACAGCACCAGCACCACCATTACCTGCGGCATTAGTTGCAAGTGGGTCTCCACCACCAGTAGCGCCTGCCGCGCCTGCACCGCCGCCACCGCCGCCGCCATATTTTAATGAAAGAACAGAAGTTCCACCAGCATTTCCTTGGCCGCTAACGCCAGTACCCCCGCTACGAGTACCACCAGCACCACCGCCGCCTGCACCGCCGCCTGATCCACCGTTATTACCTGCAGTATTATCATTACCACCAGAACCTCCAGCGTATGCTGTGTTTGAGGAAAAAACGCTATTTGAGCCAGCAGCTCCAACGGTAACGGTAAAATTAGTAGAAGGTGCACAAGTTTGTGAGCTATCTAACATACCACCTGCACCGCCGCCACCACCAGTGTTGTTAGATCCGCCTGCAGCGCCACCTGCAACAACTGTGTAACTCACGGTAACGTTAGCTGGTACTGGCGGGCCTTGAATACCTGCAATAGTGTTTAACATTATGAAATAGCTCCTACTACATACCAAGTATCTGCAGCAGTCTTAATACAGGCTGCGGATTTATACTGTGCAAGAGTTGGACTTGCCGCTGTTGCACCTGAGCTTAATACCGTAGTAGTACCGCTTGTTACAGCGCTAATTGTACAAGTACCCGCGCCTTTGTTCAATACTGTAATTACTGTACCTGTTGGGAAGGCCACAGATGCGTTAGTAGGAATCTTAAAAGCAATAGCCGTTGCCTTGTTCATTGGCACTAAAGTTTGATAAGCATCGCCAATAACAGCGGTATAGTCGGTAGTGGCATCGGCATTAACCGTAAAAGCAGTTAAACCGTTAAACATTGCAGCCGTCATTACGTCTCCCGTAGCTGCTGGAAAGCCTGTTGCCATTTATTTCTCCTTAATAAGATAAAACACTTGTACCCAAAATGCCATAAAGGCTATTGCCGATAATAAAACCGTCAATTATGGGTTCAAGAGTTGTTAGGGTTGTTTTCCAACTGTTAGGCGTAATACTCATTGCTACGCCAAACACTTGCAAAGTTTTAGTCAATGTAGAAGCCCCTGGTTGATTAGTAGTAATAGTTACTGGATCAAAATAATCAAGGCTCAGGGCAGCAATAATGCCAGCGTTATAATTATTAGTGTATAAATCTAAAGTAATGGCATCGCACCTAATACTTGTCTCAGCCCTAGATGCAACATAAGCGCGGGCGTAATCCAGGGCCACAGCATCGGTTTCCATGAGTAGGTTTTGCTGATTGTAACTGTGAGAAAAATATTTGGCTATTGAAACAGAATTAGTAGCTGTTTGAGTTGTGCCGCCTGTGCGGGTAACGGATGCTGAGTTATACACCAAAGTGTCATCTAAGCGCCAAACTGCATTGCTATAACCGATATTAGTGCCATTATCGTTAAAGACTGTAGGAGTACCTGTTACGCTGCTGACCGTCACTGTACGATCTTGGAAAACAAAGGAGCCAGCCGCATCTACATACAAGGCCCCATACTCACTAGTTTCTACGGTCTGCATAGCTGCAAGGCTTGTGCGCGCTGTGCCTGGGTCTGCTTGCATAGTAGTTAGCCCTGTGTCTATATCTCTCATAGAAGTAGGCCAAGATATTGAGTTTAAAATAGCGCTAATCCTTGCCCCGCTTAATTGTCCAGCGGGTGTTGAAGCCACGGTACTTATTTGTGCATTTTGGGCCAACCTAAAAGCATCTACAGCCGTGATAGTTGTATAGACAATATCGTTTTGGAATCTTGGCATGGTAGTTGTATAGCTTGTAATAAAGCCTGAAAATATAGGGTAAGTAGTTGAGCCATAAGTCGCAGTAATTTGTACTTTTCGCATTGGTGTTAAAAGGTTGTAGTAAGGCCCGCTTGCATTTTGAGGGTTAAAATCTCCATTTTGGTCAATAATACGCAATGACATAGAACCCGTTTGAAATTGATCCGCCTGAGGGTTGCGCCCGCGCTTAGTTTCAATACTATCAATTACATCTGACACATCAACAATGACAGAAGAACTATCTCCTAATACATTAGTACCAAAAATGCCACTACCAATTACAAAAGTTTGAGCAAAACTAGGTCCAGTACTAAAGTTTATGACAGCGTTAATTGTTGGAATTGTCATAATGCACCAGCGTAAGTAAGGGTATTACCAAACCTATTATTTTCTTGTACAGCATTTTGTACTACCTCAATAAGGCCGCTTGTTTTATCTATAATAGTTACCTGAGTACCCATGCCTTGATTGCCATAACGCTCACGATTAGCTTCTAATTGTGCAGCAACGGCATCGGCTACTATTTTGGCCAAGATACTGTCATTAAATGCTTTAGCAGCTGCGGCATTACGGGCTTCTATTTCTATGGCTATGGCATCGGCTAGCGCAGCGGAGGCATCGGCTACCTCTATAATTGCAGCTGTTGATTCTTGCCCAGTCAATAATGGTCGTGTAGGTAAGTTTTTAAGCGGGTCATTAGGGTCATTAGGCTTATTAGGTGTATTTTTATTACCGCTGCCACCGCCGTTAATCAAAGCTAATAATGCCAACATAGCTTTAATCTTTTCTAAAGCTGCATCTAAGTTTGCTAAATTAACTAAATCTTTAGGATTAAGATTTTTTAAGATGCCTTCTATATCACCCAACTTTACTGCCGTAGTTTGTAGGGTTCCTAATATTTTTAGATCGGCATTAAGTTTGTTAGTAGCTGCAACTATAGACGCCTCATCCTTTGAAGCAATGGCGGCCTCTAAAGCCAAAATATCTTGTTTAACGGTCAGGCGCGCCATATCGTTTGCTATGGCTAATACTTGTGCCTCGGTTGTAGCTTTACCTAGCGCCTGGGTCTGTCCTATTTGAGCTGCGTTTAGAGAAATAGCCTCTAAGTTAAATATATCGTTTCCCTTAGCTAAAGCTAAGTTTGCCTTATCAAGAATTGCCTGAGATTTTTTATCTGCAAGAATCTTAGCTTGAGCTTTTTGTTGTTCTTTAGTAAGGGCTGTGATTTTCTTTTGAGTCGCAAGATAAGTACCCGCTTGAATTGGATTCTTTTGCGTCTTGTAGGAAGAGATGCGACTGAGTTTTTCACCAGCGCGCATAAAATTACCAAGTGGCCCCTGGCTAAAAACATCGCCAATGGTACGAGCAATAGCTGCAAAGATATTAAGCCCGTCTCCTCCGACTCTAAACTTGTCAAAGAAAGCAGCTAAGCCAAGAGTTGTATTAGCTGTGGCAGTCGCTAATCTTTCCATGCTGCTTGCTAGATCATCAACGCTATTATCTTGTGAAAGTAACTTGAGTGAGTCAATAATACCCCCGCCGATAATTTCTTTAACATTTTCTGAGGCAACGCCTAATTTAGCTAATGAACCTGAAAATGTATTGGCAGCAGCGGCAGCAGCTCCCTTAAAAGTCTCACCTAGTTTGGTTGTAATCTCTTGAAAAGATTTAGTTTTAAGGTCTGCTTTAGAGATACCAATGCCTAATTTACCTAAAGCTGTGTTATTACCAAGATAGGCTTTACTTAAAGCGCTGGTAACTGAGTCTAAATCTTTACCTGTAGATGCACTTACATCCAGGGCGATACCCAATAGGCGCTGAGTTTCGGCAGTATTTTTTGTGGCTACCGCTAGTTTCTGATAAGCGGGCCTTAAAAGGTCATCTACAACCCCATATTCGCTTTGTAGTTTTTGGATAAATCTTTCAGCGGAAGCTGCATCGCGTTCTAACCCTACATTTTTCAAAGCTAAAGCTAATTGAACCTGGGCCTTTTGATCCTTTGCCGCTGCCATAACTGAGGCTTTTGCAAAGGCCAAAACCTTTGTAACACTAAAAGCTATGCCAAAAGTTTTAGCTAGGTTTTTTACAGTTTTACTTAATTTACCTGTAGCTGTGCCAGCCTGGTCAAAGGCTTTTTTGCCTGTGTACTCGGCGGCTAAATTGATTACTACGGACGGGTCAGCGGCCATTATATCCAACCTCTTTATAGAACCTAGCGCGAGATGCTTCTATAGCTTTAATAACAGCTGCATTAGTTTTGCCATAATCCTCTTTCCAAGCTCTAAAAATTGCTCGGCCTTTCATTTTTTGAGTACGGCGTCCACGGCCTACGGCATCATTAGCGTTTACTATTTCGCTGTATTGATTCATAGCCTGGATGAATAGATCTCCTGCACCTGGGTTATTGCTTTGAGATTTTCGCTTGTCACTACCTCGTTGATTTTTACCTGTGCGATAGTTATAAACTATTGGGTTTTGTTCACGCCCATTAGGATTCTTGCGTCCAGCTGTTTCATAAATCGCACCTGAGGCGCTGTTATTAACAATTCGCGCTAAAGCTCTAAAGCCCTCCCGATTAGGTCGTGAAGGTGTTGTTTTGTAACCAATGCCAGCTTTGGCCGCAGCACCGTCCCACTCAGGGAACTTTCCATTAAGACTGGATTTATCCCAATTACGAATAGGGGAGTTGCTAGGAACATAAGCGCGAGCTTTAAGAGTTACAGGCTTAAGCAAACCTGCAATTTCTTTACGGATCTCTTTAGCTAAGTCAGGAGTGAACTTTTGCAGGGCTTTACGAAGCTCAACGGCGCCTTTTATTTCTGTTGGCATTTTCCATTTCTTTCGCTCGGTCTTGCAAAACTTTTAACATATTTTTAAACATGGTGCTATCCAGGTCTAGGAGTTGCTGGGGTGGGATTCCTGTTTCAACGGCTAGCTGTGCAACCAGGTAACCAAAGGAA